AACCATAAATCCTATTATAGGGCCTATAGTTATATCTGCGTTTTTAATTTGTCCTATTATTAAAAGTAATGTAAATATTCCAAGTAATATATATGCTATCATTTTATTTCATTTTAAATGCTATAAATATATAATCGTTACCATCTACATTAAATTGCGAGCCGCTATCTCTAAATCTAAATCCTCCATTTGCAGCTTCACCATGACCTACGGGTAAAAATTCACAAACACTATTAACATTCATTTCTGCCATTTCAGCATCGTTTTCATTTGCAAACAGTGCTTTTTGATAATATGTACCACTTCTTTCACTATCAAATAATCCCCAATCACTTGTAGTAGTAGCTTCTTTTACTAAAACAAAGTCAGGTGTAAATCCAGTAGAAGCAATTGTTCCTGATGATAAACCATTTCCTGTGTAAGTACCAAACTTGCTATAACCTGAAACTTCTGCCCAACAATAAGCAATATATTCTTGACCACTTTGGTTGTAATCATTATATCCAGAAATTAAGTTAAATGTACTACTCCCAACACTACTCCATATATTTGTTACACTTGTTGCAGCATCAGTTCTGTTTAAAAATAAATACTTATTAGCACCAGTTTCAGAATGATATGCTATCCAATCTCCAGTATTATCTAATTTTTTTATAAATATCCATTTAGGAGTACTTCCTAATCCATGCCCGATGGTACTGTTGTTGTTACCATTAGCAGTATATCTAACAATACTAAATCCATTTCCTGTATTAGCATTAGTTAAAGATGAAACATTACCATCATAATTACTTTGCCAACCATTACCCGCTTTCCAACACCAAGAAACATAAGTTGAGCTTGAATGATTAGAGTTATCGTAAGCTGAATGAACACCGTGATTTCTATTTACCTGAAATCCATCATCAAGAAAATACCCTAATATATCTCCCACATTATTTATTTCCGCAGCATTTGTAGAGGTAACTAACATTTTACCTGCTCCTCTTGTAGTGTCAAAGAAACTATGCGGGTTAGTATCATTTCTCTGTTTAATCCAAACTAAATCAGGTTTAAATCCAATCCCTGTTATTTCTTGTGTTGAACCATTTCCAGTATATGTTTTTACTTTAAAGCTATTAGCAAGAGTATTGTTGTTTGTTGCATTTTTCTTAAATGCCATATATAAATAATTACAACCTGTATTGTTTAATCTATTATTACCTGTTACATCAACTGTAAACCCTGTAGATGTAAAAGTAATTTCGTTAGAAGCATTGTCATCTTCTGCTGCACTAGAGTTCGCATATAAAGCTTTATCACCACCTCTTAAACTATTGTGCATACTCCACTCCCCCGTGCCGCTTCCAGTTATTTTTTTAATCATTACAAAATCTACTGCAAACCCTGCATTTATAGTTACTGCGCTTCCGCTTCCTGAATAAGTTCCGATTTTACTAAAATTACTTACTGAATGAAAAACATAAGCTATATATTCTTGTCCATCTGCTCCTGATCGAGCGGCTCCAGAATTTTGTAAGTTTACAACCGTAGAGCTATGTGTACCGCCCCAAGCTGCATTATCTGGATCATAATTTGCAGTTGAAGTTAGATCTAACCAATTTGATGTTCCAAAACCAGGCCCCCAAACTATCCACCCCTCTGTTCCTGATACTTTTTTAATCATAACAAGCTCTGGAGTTGAATTTAACCCATGCCCAACGGATTGACTACTTGCACCCGTACCTCTATAACTTATTATACTAAACCCATTTGCGGTATTTGCATTTATTACACTTGGTATTGATCCCTCATAATTAGATTCCCAAGTATTACCTGCTTTCCACCCAAAAGCTATAAACGCTTCACGGTATTTGTTTACTCCGTTATAACCTGCTACACTATACCCGTCTTCATTAAAATTTTGCACCCCTCTATGCTCTATATATTCACCAGCAGTATTGTGTGAATAAATTGTAGCTTTACTGCCTCTTATAGAATCTTGTAAAAAATGTGCTTCACTGCCATCGGTTCTTTTAATCCATAAAAAATCAGGTCTAAAACCTAAACCGCTTATTGTTCTTTGTGTTGTTGATGCATCAGTATCATTACTTCCTGCATAAAATGCCGCGTTAAAACTATTTGCAAGTGTTGTATTGCTTGGTACATTTTTAGCAAATGCCATATAAACATAAGTTTCTCCAGATCTATTTACATTAATATTATTTGAAACAAATCTTAATCCTTGTGAAGTAAGTAATATATCTGTAGTATAATCTGATTGAGCAGAGTCTTGGTTTCCATAAATAGCTTTTCCATTTTCCCTTTTTGTATCTAGCATCATCCATTGAGACCCATCTGCATCAACATTTTTAATCATTACAAAATCAGGTTTAAACCCAAAATTTACAACGTTATCAGTATTTAATGTTTGATTACCCTCATAGGTTCCAATTTTACTATATCCGCTTACTGAATGCCAACAATACATTATATACTCATCACCCGCGGCATTCCAAGCATTATTAGCTTCTTGTCCGCCTTGAGGAAGGGTTATTGTTGTTGCAGAATATGATAAGGGAAAGTTTCCATCATCATCATCAGTACTATTTAATTGTGCTCTATCAAACACAGAACCCCCAAACACTTGCCAATCTTCAGCATCATTTAAATTTTTAATTATTACAAATTCAGGTGTTGATGAAAGTCCGTGAGGAATGTTATTATCCACACCCCCATTTCCATTATATTTAACAATACTAAATCCTGCATTAGCATTTGCACTAATTATTGCAGAATTTGGTTCTCCTAAAGTTAAATCATCATTATTAGATGCAGTTTCCGCATATAAAGCATCAACATCTAACTGACTTGCAACTCCATTATAAATTCTTAATTGATCAATTTCTCCTTGATAATAACTTTCTCCCCCACCCGCATATGCATGATTTGCAACCCCTATATTTGTAGAAGCTGACGAGTGATACCCTATCGCTTGAGTTATTGTTGAAACATCTAATTCTCCATTAATATACATTTTAAGCTCGCCAAGTTTCATAGTAACAACAATGTGAGTATAAGCATTAGTAGCTATAGCACTTGTAGAAACTGCGGCTGTAACATTACTACAACTTGTATCATCAGGGTAAGGATTAGTACAATCCCCATTATAAATTACAAATCTTGCTTTACCTGTAGTTTGATCAATTCTAAAAATAAAACCTTTGCTGGCACCGCTTTGATAATCATAATTTTCAAGAATAGTTCTATGGCCTGATCCCGCTGGTTTTACCCAAACAGATATTGTTAATTCATTAAATCTAAAAGAACCATTTGAAAAATTTATTTTAGCATTGCTTCCATTAAAAACTGCTGCATTATTAAATTTTCCGCTTGAATATGTTACGTTTGAAGCTGTTCCATTATGATTACCCGTCACATCATTAGCATTGCTTTCAAATTTATATACTGCTTTAGCGGGGCCACCTTTTATTATAGGTTCATCATCATTTGCTTTCCATGCCCACGCTACATACTCTGTATTATCATAATTCCATCCTCCCGCTCCAGAACCAACAGAAAATCCGTCTGAATTAAATGACTCTAAACCATTAGCATTAGTAGTTTCCGCATTATTATTGTTAGAATTTAAGGATTTACTAGCTCCTCTAATACTATTCATTAAAGCATGCGAAAAATCATTAGTACTTCCCGCTATTGATTTTGTCCATAAGAAATTAGGTTGAAATCCTAATCCTGTAATATTATTTCCGCTTGCTCCTGAACCATAATAAGTTTCTATGTTAAAACTACTTGCAAGTGTTGGTGCTTCTTCATCAGGGTCCGCTGCAAATGCCATATAGATATATGTATCTCCTGAAGCATTTGTAGAACCATCTGTACTTACAATTTGAAATCCATTACTTAAAAAATCTGCTTTAGCAGCATAAGTTGCATATTCAGAATCAGATAAATTAGCAAATAAAGCAGCTTGTCTTGGGTTTAATGTACTTCTTGCATTGTCTATTATATACCAATTATCTGTTGCGCTTGTTCTTTTAATCATTAAAAAGGCTGGTTCAAATCCTGTTTCTACAATCGGTCCATTTGCTGAACCATTACCTGTATATGTATCAATGTTTGAAAAGCCATCAATAGATGCAAAACAATAAGATATAACTTTATCATTACTTGCGTAATCAATAGAACCTATTGTTGTAGCAGTAGGTGCTGTATAAGCATCTCCTTTAGCTGCATTAGTATTTAATATTAAATAATCATTACTCCCATCTATTTCATCTGTGTTTACTACCCAAACTGTAGAACCACTATCTCTGGTTTTGTTTATAACAAGTCCTGGCTTTACTCCTAATCCGTGTCCAATGGTGCCTGATGAATTACCACTACTATTATATTGAACTATTGAAAATCCTGCATCTGTGTTTGCTTGTACTGTACCTGTAATACTTCCATCAGTATTGCTGCTTGTAGTTCCTCCGTTTGCTTTCCAACACCAGGCAACATAAGTGTTTCCACTTTTATTTGTAGATTCGTTTGTTGTAGAGCCACTAAAATTTTCATTTACTGTAAACCCATCAGTATCAAATGATGTGATTAAATCTCCGCTATTACCTGATTCAGCAGTGTTCAAATGTGAAAATAATGTTTTACCTACACCTCTTGTAGAATCTTGCAATATATGTCCATTAGTATCATTTCTATTTTTAATCCATACAAAATCTGGCTGGAACCCTACACCAGTTATAGATTGTGAACCACCTGTACCTGTATAAGTAATTGCTTTAAAGTTTTCTCCAGGCACAAAAGACACTGCACCTGCGGATAACATTCTTTTATTAAAACTCATTTAATTAAATATTAGGAAAATCGTATAATATAACTTCTTTTTTCGTTGTTAAAGCATTTATTTCATTTTCAACAGTTGCTGATTGTGTTCTTAAATCTGTTCTTGCTGTTACTACATCTTCTGGTATTGAATCGTTGTTATCTGCTTTTCTAATAACATACCAATCTGTTTTTTGCAATTCACTATTAACTATTGATTTAAAATGATTAATTCTATTTGTTTTTAGTTCTTGTAATGTTTCAGACCAAGTTTTATCTTCTGCATCTTTTCTAAATACTGTACTTGCTACATCCCAATATATTTCACCTAAATTATGAATTCTTTCATCATAATTTTCATCTATAATAAGATCAAATAATCCTGCTTCTTCTAATGCTTTTTGTGACATATTAGGTGCATTTAAATGAACACCTTGTGAAGAAGTAAAAGATTGTGGAACCCCTTGATATATTGTTATTTTACCGTTTTGATTTATTGCTTTCATATTATGGTGTTGTATCTGTTGCAAATGTATTAATTGTATAATGAACAAGTGCTGCATTATCTGTATCATCAATACATACCGCTGTTATTACATTAGTTGCCGATGTATCTAATTCTGTTGTACCTACTTTTCTAATTGTTGCACTTGAAAAGTTTGTTGCTAAAGTTATTGCTGCACTACTTAGTGTACCTGAAAGTACAATATCAATTGCTTGTCCTAACTTCATATTTTGAATAGTTAATGTGGCTGTTCCAACATTACCAGTTAATAAAAATGTTGTTGCAGCTGACGCATCTAAGTTTTGATTTCCTGTAGAAGTACTCGTTGCTTTAGCTGT